AAAAACACAGTCTTTGACGCTGGCAATGTGCAAAATATAGTTTTAGTTCCAGCACTAAAGTTTACTGCATTATCACTATTAGAACTGCTAATAACTGTGGTTCTAGCTATAGTGCTAGAATCACTACTTAATGTACCTAAACCAACCTCAAACTCTGTCGAACCTGGTAATGTTACCGCATAGTATGTTGTATTAGAATTACCAACTCCAGTGCCAAAAGTTTCAAATCCAGTGACAGCTCCAGCTAAAGTAAATGTGCCAGTGCCAGTTGTGGTTGTTGTTTCTTTTACTCTATCGTTTAATACTAATGCCATTATTTAAGCTCTATTGTTAAGTTAGTTGCATTAATTCTAAATATATCACCCGTTGCTATGGCTTTACTTGCATCTAATGCACCTATGAATAAAACATTACCACCAGATCCTACAACGTCTAAGCTACCAGTTGCAGCCGTGGTTATGAAAACATGAGTGATAGTATTAGCCGTACCAGTTGATTCTGGGAACTCTATAGCATTTGTATTTTTACAAGTCTGTGTATCTGCTGATTCAGCGGTTAATGTCCAAGCTGATGCTGCAACTTGTTGTCTTGCGTAAGCACCAAAAGTTGCTTCTGTTATAACTGGATCTCCAGATTCTCCAGTTGAGTCGTTAAAATTAGATACTGCTGTTGCTAATCCAACATAAATGCCGTCTCCAGGTGTACTAAATGAGGCTGCGTTATTTTTGAAAATTAAACTTAAAAGTCTATTTTCTAAAAAGGTGGTTGCTGCATTTGCTGTTGCCATTTTTTACTCCTTATGTTCTCGGTCTTGATGGTAGACCAACTCTATAACCATCTGTGTTTTCTCTTGCTTCCCCAAGATCTTTTACTCTTTCTAAATACTGCATATACAAATTGGTATAATTTTGAATAATATCAGGTTCACCCTTCATAAAAGTATACGCTTCTATAAGTGATCCGTAAAGTAAAGCATACGGTGCATTTGTACTTACCCAAGTTGTACCACTATCTGCCCCAGCAGTTAAACTAGTAGGTCTGTAAAAATAATGTAATTCTACTGCATAGTTACTATCTGGAGTAGGTGCCACTATAAAATTATTTTCATCAAATCTTGCATAGTATTTAGGTAATCCAGTTGTTGAGGAAGCTGGAGTATACTCTCTTAAATAATTAACATCTTTTTGAAGAAGAAAACTCTCTGATCCAGAGGTTGTTATCTGTAAAGAAAAAGATGCTAAATAATCAGTAGGTACTCTTAAAAATTGATCAGATGTAGTAAATGCACTTGTAACATTTTTTCTGAAATAATCTAAATCAACAGATTTTAATATTTTTTCTTCTGATGCTTTAATAAAATCATTAAGATGAGTAACAAAAGTAGTTTCACTATTATCCGTATAATCTTGTATTGCCGTTTTTAATTGTGCGTATGTAAAACTCATGGTGTCACACTCACTGGTCCTGCCGTTGCATCAACACCGCCACCTTTTAAGCCTCCAGTTGTTGCTGTTTGACCATTAGCACTAAAAGTGTAGGTGTCTGTTGTTACTACAGTTATACTATACCCAATAGACTGTGTCAAAACAGATGGTGTAAATCCGTCAAACCCATTTACCTTTTTAAATCTGACGGTATCTCCTGTTGTTCTGCCATGACTTGGCTCCGTGACAGTTATTACAGCTGAACCTGACGATCCTGAAAGAAAAGAGTCTGGATTTAATAATCGTTCAATCGGATTTTCTGTTCTTGCGGGCCTTGCGTTTTTAATTGCTTGACCGTCAGAGGGCACATGAAAAGGACCTAATTGAGGGTGCTTTGGTTCAAACTCATCTGGACCTACTAAAGATCCATTCCACTCAAATTTCATATCTCTTAATTTATATCTCATGCCTGAACGGTCTGAAATGCCGTAAGCGTGTTTGCCTGTAGCAAATCTACCCATCAATTACTCCTCAAATAACTGTATTCGGGAGTAACTGTAAAACTTGATCGGTCTCTATCCTCGCCCATTGCTCTTTCAAATTCTTCTTCATAAATCGCTTTTAACATTTGAGTTAAGTTAGGATTTTTTTTCAAAGAAATGTAATAAGCTAAACCAGCTGTCAGACAAGGGTAAAACCTGAAAGGAACCTCTAAAGTATTTACCGAACCATCTGCGTCCTGTATTCTTGTTAAAGCATCATAATGAATTACATCAGTGCTATTCTCAGGAGCAGGCCATATTTTTAAATTAGGTGTAATCTGTCTATCTAAAAAAAACTGTGTTGGACGACCTGTTGTAGTTTTATTAGGTATTGATAAATAGCTATCTCTACTAATTCTACTTAAACTAAAATCTGTGCCACTTCTTCTTACCACGGCTGATAGAATATCTATAACATCAGTACCCAAGGAATAATCAACATCATCAGCTGTGACTGTTTGTGTGCGTTGTTCAATAGTCCATTGATTAAGACCTCTGTTTGCCCATTCCGCCAGCATTAAATTCATGGAGCGTCTTGCTGTTTTTAAATCATACCCTGTCCTAATTTCTAAGCCACACCGCTCAAAAGCTTCTTCAATGTATTCAGCTACATCTAGCTCGAAGTCTGTTGAATTAGAAGTTGCCATATTTAATCCTTATACAAATTATCAAACGTAACACTTGGGTCCATATAACTATTATCACATTCTGCATTATGAATCCACTGGCTTGGTTTGAAATCAGGGGCACCTTCACCAGTTTCCCATAATGCAGGACTCGTCGCACGAACCCTATTATTAGGTAATGCTACTATATTTCCAGTCCATTTACCAGCATCAGTTAATTCTATTACATGACTTTGTTTATGTTGAGCAGGATCATCAGCTATGTCTGACTCTGTATAATCTACAGTAAAAAGGTATTTACCTGTGTAAAACTTACCATCAATCTTACATTTCCAAGGACTTGAGCTTACTCGGTCTAGTTTTACTATCGAATGATGATGAGAACTACAATCCCAAGGTTGGACTAAATGAACAGGCATAGGCTCTGGCCAATTGTCCAAAGGAGTATCTGCAACTAGAGCTGTAATCGGCATACGAGCCCACATAGCCCCACCGTTTATATTTTGACTTTCATCAAAATCAGACTCACAACCTGTGAAAATCATTTGAAAACTTAAACATCTATCAGGCACAGTGGTGACTGCAATTGCCATAGCATGAATAAATTCACCATGATATTTTTCGTGATTGTGCGTATACTCTCTTCTCACCCAGCATTTAAAATGCGGGATGTTACTTTGAAGATAAGGCACTTATGCTCGGCCGCCTCTTCTCATCTTCTTAATAGCACCGCCTTTAGCAAAACCTTTTTTTCTCATGCCCGCAGCACCGCCTTTGGCGTAACCTTTCTTTTTCATACCGGCTGCACCGCCACCCTTCATTTTAGCGAAACCTTTTTTCTTCATGCCCGCGGCACCCCCGCCCATCATTTTTTTAACGGCACCACCTTTTTTCATTTTTGTAGCACCTCTAACGACAGAACCTCCTTTAGTCATTTTTTTTGCAAAACCTTTTTTTTTCATAGCCATTTGTACCTCCTTTATTTATGTACGACTTACTGAACCTTTTGTTTGTTTTCTTCTATTAGCCATGACAATGCCACAACCTCTAGCTACTACACTACCTGTTTTTACTTTACCTTTAAAGGGTCTTTTTGCTTTTGTGCTAGGTATTGCACCTCCAGAACTCATTTTTCTTACTTTAGCGGCTGGTGTATTACCTACAACTGTTTTACCTTTTGCACCTGCTTTTTTCTTTTTTCTTGCCGTAGAAGCTCGTTCTGCTTGTGACAAGCTATTTGCTTTTGCTCGTGGTAAACAACGATCTGGATTTTTTTTATCTTTCGAGGTACCACATTTGCCCTTAATCTTACCGTCAGTGCCGATTCGCACCCAATCTTGTTTTACCCAATCTTTAAGAGCACCCATTACTTTTTACCTTTAGCCCCTTTTGCATAATTAGGGTCCTTACAATATTTGGATGCCGCCATATTTGCATAAGCTGATGGGTATGTGTCAAAAGTTCTTTTAGCCCATGCCTTGCCAGCAGGACAAATTTTACTACCTCTACTTTTTGCGGCACCGCCTTTTTTAAAATATGTTACCTTTTGTTTACCCGGTTTGGGTCCAGTTCTAACAACGGTCATGCTGTGCTCCTTTGTTTTCTAATACTATCTTTACCTTTTTTAAATATATTTGCAACTTGAGTTTTGCCCATCACCTTTGCTCTTTGCTCACCGACTGTAAGAATTTGTATCTTTCTCGCAAACGGTTTATTGATTTTTTTAACCTTGGCAACAGTTGCTCTGGCATCCGACGGCGTAGCAAATTTAATACTAACCGTGTCCTTAGGGTTTTCGTCCGTATATAAACGTCTGCCAGAACCTTTTGGCTTTTTTCCTGTTCCAACTTTAGGATCTTTTTTTCTTTTTGGTGCCATTTTTCAAAACACTTTTTAAACTTTTAGCTTGCGAAGCGTGTAATTTAGACGCTTTTTTTAATCCTTTAATTACTTTTTTTACTTTTCTTTTTCGTGAACCTACTAAGGCCATTATCTACCTCCTACAAAAATAAATACAATAGATACAAGTTGTATAACAACACCTGCAATTAACATCCACACACGCCTATCAATTTTATCTATTTGTGCCTGTAAGTGTGTAAGATGATTGCTTTCTAATCTTTTTATTACCTCTTCAAGCACAGACATTCTTTTGTCTAAATTATGTAAAAAATCTTTTTCTCTTTTTGTTGCCATCAACACTTCCATCGTCTTCTTGCTTGTCTTAATCTGCTATTAGGATTTTTAGCTGCTTTTGGAAACTTCTTCATTTGTCCTGCACTTCTCGCACAAAAAGACTTTCTTCTTTTAGCTGCTTTTGAACCCTTTTTTACCTTACCTGTTACGGCTGTTTTAAGCTTACTACCCGGGTTATCGCGTCTGTATTTAGCCACACCAGCTGCCGTCATGCCCGCTCCACTTTTAGTAGAGCGGTAATATTTTTTTGTTCTAGGCGGTTGTTTATCCCTTTTCCTAGTCATATTAATCCTAATTAAAGAAAAAGGTTGCTGCTGTAATATTTGTTAATGTACTAACAAATATATCACTAACCTTTATTCCCTCCGCAGGAATATTTACAGAATGAGTATCTGAAGCATTGAAATCTAAATCTAAAACTGTAGCACCGCCACTTGCATCAGTCACGGTAAGCCGTGGCGTTCCAGAGGCTGTTTTTAATTGTATTTGTCTTATTCGAGCAGATCCTACACCGAGGGAACCCGTTCCAGTAATCCTTTTTGCTTTTACGTCAGAGCCTGCCATTAGAGCCTCCTATTATTGATCAGCAAAAGCTGGTGCGTCTTCAGAAACTACGTTGCCCCAAATATAGTAGTTAGTACTATCTTTGCCCACTATATTAATTTCCATGCTGCCAAAGTCTGTTAAAGTTAACTTTGAATTAGAGCTACCGTTTGCATAAACACCCACATTATCTGCGTTTGTGTCTAAATGCTGAACATTACCCAAGAAAAAGTTTGAGTTTCCGGGAGTGACTATTATTAAATTTTGTGCTTCTTCAGCGGCTCCTGCATATATAAACTTAAAAGTAGCTCCTGCAACTGGTGCTGGTAAAGTTATTGTTCTGTCAGAGGCAAGTGCTGGAACAGCTAAAACTCTTCCGCTATGTGTAGCGTTATCAAGAGTTTTGTCTTCATCACCTAATGCAACAGGTGCATCGCCCATTGTGATTACTTCTGTAATTGCTCCTGTAGAAGCATTTTTACTCACAGTTTTGATTGTGGTTTCAGATCTCAATGGACCTGAGAAAGTTGAGTTAGCCATATGTGTCTCCTTGTCGTGGCTATTGTCGAAGTTAATTCTTCGTCAAGGTACTTCTATTATACATAAAAAAAGGGGCCTGAAAAGACCCCTTTAAAAAAATGTAGCAATTTTTATGCTCCAGGAGTTGCGAATACACATCTCCAGTCAGAGACACCAAAGCTGTAACGCTCTCTGGCCTTAAATCTCATGTTACCTGTATCAAAATCGCCTTCCATAGCTGTTTTGATAGGTGAACGGTTGAAATATTTAAAACCGTTTGGTGCATCAGTCTTGATAAAAAACGCATCTGTGTCTGTTAAGAAGTGGTTTACAACCGCTCCCTCTGGTAACATACCCATATTTTTCATTGCGTTTGCATCGTTGTCTGAAGTTCCAACTCTCAAATTACTGTTCATAATTCTTTCAGCAATAAACTGTAATTCTTTTGGAATTATTAGTTTTGTACCTCTAACAGCAATTTTTAAGCCCCTCTCATCTTTGAAACCTGCAATATCGATCAATGCCTGCTCAAGTGATGTCTCATTCAAGTCAGAAGCTACTGATAAAATGTTGCTTTGGTTTCCGTTGATGGTTGGGTGAGAAGCAGATGCTAATGCAGCACCATCACCAATTGCACTGCTTGTACTAAACGCATTGTTTAGAATAGCAGCAGCTTTGATCTGTTTGGTTTGTGCCATAGATCTAGCTAATGCTTTGGTGTATCTACTTGCAAGTCTATCATAAAGATTATCCTCTATAGCTTCCTCAGTTATTGAGAAAGCAAGAGCAATAGTCTCATGTGTATATCTTGCAGTAAATGTTTCTTGTGCATCATCAAAGCTCACAGCTCCACCTTCTGATTTAGTCGGTGCAGTTGAAAAGCCTGCTAACATTACTTCTTCTTCAAACGCTCTATCTGATGACTCTTCATCAAATATTTCTGCGTGTTCGTTTTCATACCTGTCGTACTCAAGCCCAAATAAGGCATTAAGACCAGGCTCTAGCTCTTTAGCTAATTGTGCTCTTGATATAGCCATACTCTATTCTCCTTATATACCTGCGTTGTCTGCTGTATTAACAGCAGCTGCAAAGCCTGAGTTAAAGTGTCCTAGAAGACGCACGATATACTGATGACCCACTGCTGAGTAATCGGTATTACCTTCATCTTCATACAACCCTACGATTCTGACATCTAAAGTTCCTGTTGTTGCAGCTGTTGAAATGTCAAGCATATCAGTAGACTGACCAGTATTCGTGCTACCATTATTTACACTTGCCATACTCGCATTTGCAAAAACATCTGCTAAAGCTGTCGCTCTATTTGTGTTGGTTCCGTCTGCAACTACAGTAAAAAGCTGCATAGGATTGTCGTATACAAACGCCTTAATAGGAAAGTTTGTATCAACACTGACATTATTTGATCCCGGCCAGAAGTTTTTAAATGTTGTTTTTTTTGTGCCTGAGTCGACATATTCAACACCATAAAAAACGCCTAACGGGCTGACCGCTTGGTCGGTGATGTCTATAACCCCCGCCGCAGTAGGAATAACAATGCCTCCTTGATAGATAGCATTTGTATTATTTGACGCAATTTCGTACTGAGTTGCTCCAGTAGTGTTAGCGGCATTACCTGTTAAACCTATTGGACGTAAACCATAGCCACCTGATAAATTATTAGCCATTTAAGTCTCCGTTAAAGATTAAAGTTAAGATTTTTTCCCTCCGAAACTTACGCGAGATTGACGATCTGGTCTACTAATTGTCATAGTAGAATGGGCATTTTCTCTCATCATATCTTGATCCACAGCCTGCATTTGATCTGAGCTTCTTTCGTTAAAATAAGCTGTTCTCTCTGCTACTGTCTCAAGAGGTATGCGAGCTAAAATTAATCCACCGACCCCAAATATACCTTCATATTTACCTGACTCCACTACGGGTGCTTCAAAATCTGGATATTCATCTTTTCTTACGAGTTCCCAACCCTCTCGCATTTTTGCAGAGATATTCTTTGTGTCATCGAAACCTCTGGTTTCCGCTCTTATCCAGCGATGTTTGTAGCCGTCAGGTGCAGGAGGTGCATCCAACATAGATGGTGGAGCCCACGGTTTTCTTGCAGCTGTCTTTTCTCTTGTATTAGATGTTCTTGGAGACCTCGAAATAGGTTTCTCAAACATTTCGTTTTGCTTTTCCATAATCAATTACTCCTTAACATATTTCGCGTACTCTTCTAAAGGAACGCCTAGTTTTTTTGCTAACGCAACCTGTCTTGCTGTAAGCTTGACAGATTTCTTCCCACTACTACGTCCAGAACTTGATCTTGACGCGGAAGCTACGTTCTGGACGGGTTTTTTGCTTTGCGTCTTATCAGCAAACTTATGAGGAAACTCTTCACTCATACGTCTGTCTAATTCAGTATAGTATTCATCGGTCTTTGGGTCAACACCATCTTGTTCAACTAATTCTTTGTGTATACCAAAAGCTGCATAAGTCATGGCACTATCGTTACCAAACCAATCGTTTCTCTCAGCCCAAGCCTGAGCTTTTGGGTCTGGTGGCGGCGGAGCCGCAGGTTGTTGAACTTGAGGCTGTGCCTGAGGTTGTGCTTTGGCCTGTTCTATTTTTTTCTCTTGTGCGGCTTTGGCTTGACTTGCTCTATCTGCTTGCACAGCTAATTGGCTTATTTGTTTTTGAGCAGCAACCGCAGATTCTGTATCCCCCAGCTCCATAGCGGCTTTAAGCGTAGCTTCTGCTTGAGCCATCTGACTATCTACTCTACCAGTATATTCGCTTAAATAACTGGTATCCATTTTATTTAAACGCTCTCTTAGCTCTTGGTTTTCTTTTTCCTTTTGCTGGGCGAACTTGAGGGCTTCATCTGCGTTTTTTTCGTGATCCCGCATTTTTTTAGTAAGCCTGTTAATACGCTTTTCAGTTTTGTTTTTAGCTTCTTCAAACTGGTCTTGAGCTGGTTCAGCTTCTTGTACCACTGTAGTCTCAACATTTTCAGCTTGGTCTTGGACAGGGATTTCAACATCTTGAGCCTCCTCTTGCTGTTCATCAATCTCTAAATCTAGTTGTTCTTCTTTTTTTGGCTGGTTCATATCTTCCTCTTAAAAATGTAAAATATCTTCAGGTTCTTGTATTTTGGCTAAAATCTCATCGTCGTTCAGTATTCTAACTTCACCACCATCTATTTTAAACCTTGATCCTGCATAACGAGCAAACATCACCCAGTCTTTTTCTGCACACCAAGGTCCAGAAGGAAACTTTTCTGGGTCTTTGTAAGCCATAGGACCCATCTTCAAAACAAATCCAACTTGGGTTGATATTTGGTTATCTTCTACAACCTTATCAGGTAGGTATAAACCACCCTCTGTTTTTCCTTTGCCCCTGTAAGGCAAAATAAGCAGCCTCCAGCCGGTTGGACTTGGCATCCGGTCTATTAGGCTCTGATCTGCTAAACTCGGGTCTAGGACCCTTTCTTGGGGCTCTACATACATTTTGTCTAATGCTGTATCAGTCATCGTCTTTCTCCTGACGGTCCAGTAAACTTTTTAGTTCATCATCAACATACTCTAAAGCTTTTCTTTCACCCATGAGCTGTCGATACTGCTCCATATTTTTTACGTTGTCGTACAACAAAGCCTCAGAAATTTGTTTCTTTCTTTCATTTATAATACGAAAAACAGCTTCTGCAAGATAAATCTCACTTTTTGACATAATTAACTTATAACTTCCTATTTTGTCTTATATCTTCTTATATATAATAACAGATTTAGTCTTCTTCTTCAACTATTGTTTGATCTTGTGGTAATTCTGTCACAGTAAAACACATGGGACATTGATAAACGTCTTTTAGTTCTATTTTTTTCAATGCAACCTTACACCTAATGCATAATTTATTAGTCATTTTTTCATATTCTCTCTAGCCACCCCTTTTGACTTCTCATAAGATCTCATTCCCCCGAGTCCTAGTAATGAAAGGGTCAAGGTCATAAGTTCACCCGTGGCTAAACTCGGCAAAGTTACATCTGGCATCCATATCGCAGTTGCCCATTCAGCAATTGGCATGATAAAAAATTGCGTCAGTAGGCCGAGAGCACAGATCCACATTATGGCGGGGCGGGCCCCGGCTACGAATATTGAAGGGTGCTTCGCCTGTTCAGCGTTAGCTGCAATTTGACCCTTCGCCAGCTCCTGAGCATGACGAGAGGCAAGCGTTGCCAAGTCATGACTCAATCTGGCTTGTTGATCTTTATCTTTTATAAATTTACCGACCAGACTTGTAACTGGTCCTATAAGTGCTTGTAACATTACCATAACCTCATTTTTTCATTTACTTTTACTAACTTTACGAAACAATCATATTTTTTCGTGTCGTCACCAATCCTTACAGTCTGGTTGTCAAGATATGACTTAAAGTAGTCTGCTGTCTTAACTGATTGAAAATGCAAAGTGCCCGCTGGATTACCCGCCAAATAACACATGAGCAGAAAAGCAGGCTTCATTTTCCGTTTCTATTCATTATAGCCGATGCACCCATATATACAGACACAATGCCACCACCAGTGAGATAGAAAAGATTACTAATATCGGCAAGTGCTTTAACTCTTTCGAGATCAACAAAGAACATTGCAGCAGTAAAAGCAGCCATAGCAACCAGACTGGCAGTTGCCATCCGCCTTTGAGCTCTCTGCTTCCTAAGATCGTGTTCAAGTTTTTTAATATCAGCAACATGACTTAACTCTTCGTCAGAAACTATGCCATCACCATCTTCGTCATACTCAGCATAAATAGATTGTTTCTGTAGTTTTTTTTGTCTATCAACCAAAATAAAACCCTGCTAAAAAGCTATAACTCCAAAACCCTAGAATAAGATAAACCCACTCTTCATTACTCATAATAAATCTTTGTAATAGTTTGGATCACCTTTCACTAGCTCATACCCGCCAACGACGCCGCCAGCTTCTTTACCTATTGGTTTAACAAGATCACCTCTACCTTGTTGTATGAGAAACTGTTCAAAGCTCATAATATCTGAAGCTGGACCATCGAAAAACTCTTCCCGCAAATCTTTTTCTGTTCTTTTATCGCTTTCTTTTGCCATTACTGACCTCCTTTTTGTTGTTTCATCATTTCACGCCTTTCAGCTGCGTTTATTCTAGCAGCCGTCTGTCTTTCTTGACTATCAAGTCGCTTGTCAAACTGTTCGTCCCTTTGCTGAACCTTTTGCTGTTCCAGGCCTAGTTTAGCTCTATCAATCTGTGCGTCGTTCTCTTCGGCTTGTGCTCTCACCTGAAGTTCCTTCTCCTTTAATTGTACTAACGGATCAGGGCCTTGACCTGAGAGCTGTGCACTGAGTTGTTTCAATGCGGTCATGCCCTCAGCCACAAACTGAGCTGTCTTTGCCTCTACATCTAGCATCTGTTCTTCTGATAACGCCTGACCTCCACTGGACTGGAGCATAGCAACAGCAGCTTTCTCTCTAGCACTTATTCTTACATGATCCATAATATGCTTCTGTAAAGCCACTGCCATCTGAGGCTGTTGTGCTACTATTGGTGTAGAGCCAAAAACCATATGTGACATAATGTGAGCTTCGTGGTCCTGCCCCTCGAAAGCAATTAAAGGCATCATATCGAGTGTATCTATGTTCTCTGAAGCAGGGTCTTTTGGCTCTGGCTCTGGCTCAGGTGTTCTTTTCAGTATCCTGTCTATATCTCTCACACCTAACGCTTCATACATGTCTCTAAATACTTCATACATATTGTGCATATCAGGTGCCGCCGTAGCCATTTGCATCTTGGTCTGTGCCAACGCTATCCTCTGTGCCTGTGAAAATATGTTAGGATTAGATACAGGTAGCACATCTACCCTTTCATCAAAGTCCTCTGACTTCACTGAACTGTCCACACCAGCAATCGTATAAGGATAACTGTCTGGTAAAAACTCAGCCATGACATTAGAAAGTAATTTAAACTCTAATCTCATCGCGTAGTGCAGTCTTTTATGCACAGCTGACATGACCCGTGAGCCTTGTTCTAACATAGCAATCGTAGTACCGACTGCGGCCTGCTGATTACCATCGCCTACTTTCATATCTGTAATCGTTGCGAATCGCCGTCCAGCATCAACTACAAACCCTAAGAGTGCCATCAATGTCTGGTCTGGACCCTTGAACGGTAAAGACATAAGACTGGCTTTGATGTCCCCGCCCGGTGCATCAACGTCTCTAAACTCTCCGGGCTGTAACGGCTCGTCATCGTCCCTGATCCGTAGGCCGCGGGCCTTGAATCCTGCTGGTAAGTTCGATAGTGTACCTGCATCGATTAACTGTCTTAGTGCAGCTGTCGCTGTTCTTGATAGTCCGCCTATAGTATGTATCAACCCTAGTCCGTAGAACCCAAACCCCGGTAAAAACTTGTAATGTACAAAATATTGTATCTTTTTCTTTTTCTCATCGTCTTCTTTATAATTCCTGCGTATAGATAAAACCTGACCGTTATCTTGAGAAATTGTTACGACATAAGGTACCTTGATCCCTGTTGCTTCACCTTCTTCGTCCTCTTCTTCAAACCCCTCAAGATCTAAATCCACATGACACTCAAGTAAAGTACAATCGTAATCAACATTAGATGGATACATACCATCTATACGCTCCAACTCCTCTTTGACAGAAGAACTTTCGCCTTGTGCTGGAATAACAGGTATGTCCTTATAAAAGCCCGATAATTGCCTCTTTCTAAGGTCATTTAGGCTCATTTTAACAACATGAGTAATATTAGGACAGGTCTCAAGATCAGATGTGCTGTATGGCACAACTAAGTCTTCAGCTGGTATAAACTTGCTGACAGCTCTATCTAAATTCTCATCATAGTAAACTTTTTTGAATGTTGACCCTGCAAGTGGTAAATAGAACAGCATCTGGTCAAATTCAGGTGTATATTCTTCCATAACCGAAGTTATGTAGTAATTCATAAATTCTTTTACTCTTTGGGCTTGGTCTTCTTTTTCTGGAGTGCTTGATCCCATAACAAGAGTTCTGACAGGTCCACCTGGTGGTAAGAGCTCATTAAAGGCTTGGGCTTGAAACTGCGTCGCACTTTCTGCCAAAAGCGGGTGCGTGACGCCGCTTGCTCCCCTAAACGGTTGGGATCTTTCTTCGTAGCTAAACCCAAGTAATTCCAAACCATTTGCGAAAGCATCTTCCCACTCCTGTCTACTGCTTTTGTTTTCTTCAAATTCTGATGTTAACTCACCTGACAAACGGCCAAGCTCTTCATCGGACATATCTTCTGCTAAGTTTGCATAAAAGTCACCGTCCATGCCTTTATCTTCACGGGGGTCAAAATCAACGACTACACTGCCGTCTTCTTCTTCCACAATCTCTACGTTTTCTGGTGTTTCTTCAATGTCCATCGCCTCAGGGATTTCAACATCCATTTCAGCTTTGAGTTCTTCTTCATCGAGTTGAGTTGGAACTTTGTCCACCATGCTTGGTTTATCTGCCATCTAAGTCTCCTTCCGAGAACTATACCATATATTTGATAAAAGGTTCAATACCTTGTGTACCTCTGTACATATTAACAGCTTTATCTTTCATTTCAACCACGCCGCCTTCTGCCTTCATAAAGTCTGGATCGTCAGCGGCGGCTGTATCCTTTTTAGCAAACGGGCTTTGTAATACCTTTGTGCTACCCTTGGGCCTGTCTACCAGCATAATATATGAAAGATTTTTTGTATCCTCTACAGCATTTAAATAAGGAATATGTGTATACCCCTCTTCAGCTAAATCTTTAGCAAACTTTCTCATGAACATTTTTACGTCACCAATATCTACATCTGGATCTTCAGATAAAATATCATCTGCTGTAAAGTTCTTTCCTCTTGCCTCGCTATATTTTTCTGCCTGAAACTCCATTAATTGATTTTCAGTGAAAGGTTTTTTTGTGTCAGGATTTAGAAGAGGTTTACTTAAATCAGCCTTCAAAGGTATTGAGCCGCCTAATGTTTTTCTAGGTCGTGGCATATTAAATTTATTATAGCCTACATTTCCAGTTACAAGCGGAACTTCTAATTCACCTGATCTAAGCATATTATTAATAGCTTCGTCCCTACCTACATCCAACTCTTGCATTTTTTTTCTAATTTGTAATCGAGCACCCACTCCAAAAGTTTCATCTAGAAACCTGTCTTGTGCTGCTTTTGGTGTTGATCCTACATGAGGCCCTAAGTCAAACCAAGACAATTTCTTTGTATCAAACTTAGTAAAACCGGGGTCCGTGTTTTTAGAAAAATGATAGACAGGTGTGTCTATTTTGCTAAAAATTTTTGCTGCTTTTCTTGCAGGGCCCCCAACGACAGGTAAAAATCCCATACCCCCTAATGTCGCTATGCCTACACCTTTTGCTTTTTCTATTAAGCTATCTTCACCCAGCTTATCAACACCAGCCTGTATTATAGCGGGTGCTTCGTAGGCACCTATAACATCACCTGATACGGGTAGAAAAGACAGGGCGTCATACGCCTCATCTGTTGTCATAGGTTTTTTGTCCTTTGCCTCTAATCGGGAAAGAACGTCTCTATAAGTTTGTTCAGACATCTCTTCCTAAGACTTGTGACACTTGAGCCAAGAGCCGTGGGTCCTGAGCCGGGGCCCCTGCTTGTTTCATCATTCTTTGCAGGACAGTCATGTTTCTGTCAGGCGGCATCTCTTGTAGCTGTATGGTTGTTTGTTTCAAAGTCTCAATACCAGCATTACCTCCACTTTCTAGTCCAATAGAGCGAATGCCCTCTGATTCCATCGGTAGTTCTGTCGGAGCTTCGTAAGTAATATCATCGACATCGACGTCAAAAAGAGGAGGTGCCATACCCTCATATTGTTTTTCTCGTAAATCAACGACATCTGGTTCAAGTGTTTCTTCCAACAAACGATCGAAAATCGCATCTTCGTCATATTTTTCTTTGTTTGCATTTTTTACTACAGAATCAGCCATGTTACCCTCAATAATACGCTCTTACTTTGACAGAATCAACCTCTTCACCCCAATCGTCACTCGGTAATTGTACAAAATTACCCTGACGGTATCTCATTAAGGCCTGTGTCATACTATCTACAAGGTCATCATACTCTCCATTTGGAAAAGCTGCAACCTCTTCTATCATTTCGTCTGCAAAAGTTTCATCGGGGGCCCAAACCATGCCCGCTTCAAACAATGGGGACACAGAATGTACCCTTGACACCTTATCGTTACCTTTACTCGGTGTAAAATTGACAACTGGAATGCCCATGTTCCGTAATTCGTGGGTCAAGGGCATCCCTGACGCCTTAGCTTCAACGATTACTGTCTCGGGGTCCCAATATTTATACATTTCTAACGCTAATTCCTTCAATTCTGGAAAATCCCACCGTCCTTTTTTGCTATCAAGCAAAATGAGAGCGGGTTGACCGCCCTCTTCCTCTGGATAAAACACGCCCCACGTCGTAATCGCACTAAAATCCGCTGTTTCACGCTTTGAGAAAGCCGTATCGTAACTCTGAATGACATATTGCAGGTTCGGTACGCTTGTTTTTTCCCATCTTTGCCACCATTCACGCTTAATGATGGCATTCTCTTCGCCCGTTGGCTGCTGCTGATACTGGGCGTTCCATTTGCTCGGGGGTATTGACGCCTTTACAGCCGTTAAGTCTTTCAGGCTCCAGTACTCGGGCCAACACGGCTCACCATTATCGAATATTGCAGGAAGTTCCACGATTTCCCACTGATCGGCCAACGGGTCTTTAGCCATAGAACGCATCAACTGACCCGTTAAATCCTTTTCGGACCACCGGGTCTGCACCAAAACGATCGTCCCGCCTG